CATGGACCTAACCCGATGCTAAAGTTAGCTGTGACGCTTCCCCTGCTACTGGTGGGCGCGGAGGCGTGGTCCCAGAGCAGACCCGTAACTACAATTATGAGCTGCGCTCGTGCAGCAGGAATTGTCGCCGCTCAGGGCGCTGTTGTATTGGGCACGGGAACCTACACCTACGACAGATATGTAAGCGGCACGAACTTCTGTGCGCTGGGGGAAACTATAGAGCCAGCATGGGTGCCAACTGCTGATACGCCACAGTGCTTCGTTGGATATCAGTGCAGGCTCAGGACACAGCCTCAGAATAGGTAACGCGATAAAAGTGCCGTTTCTGACAATGTGGACCCCCGGCTGAGGATGAGTCGGAAGCCTCAACCAGGGCGCTCAGTGGAGGTAAGGGCCCCGCATCTGTTCGGGCTGATACGCAACGCGCCCGGTGAGATCATACTGACCGGATTAGGTAAAATTTTGGTGTGTCGGAACGGGATTCGGCGCCCCAGCTGAAACTTCTCTCACAAGATCCAGCCGGGGCGCTATGTGGCGGAAGGGGCACCTACTGCGCCACAGGTGAGAAGGTAGCCTGCTTTGCTCTTCCCTCAACGCTCCAGAAGGCGATGGGTGATGCCCCATGTGGGCATATCTCTCGGCAGGGTGAGTAGTCCGGAAATGAAAACGCCCCGGCGGAGAGCTCTCGCAATCCTCGGCCAGGGCGTCGGCGCTTTCGGGGGGCTTCAAGCGCACGAACGAATAACACCCGCCAACCGTGGCCATATTATGGTTGTCCGAATGGCCGCTGGCATTGTGATCAGCGGCACTATGCATCTGGGTCTCTTGTGACTGACATCCTGATCATCGCGTGAACATCAGGGTTTCTGACAGGAGCAACGACGGGAGCCTTCCCGAGCGTGATCAGGGCAATGACAGTGAAGAGAATATGAAGCTTTGAAGGGGACACGAAAGCACCTGGCTACGCAAAAACAGGCGCGGGTTTTGGGCCCTAGATCCTGAATCAAACCTTGCTGCTGAAATGAAAATTTCGGTGTCCTCTGACGGAACTAATCGCGGCGGATTTCACCCCGAAGAGCCGGGGAGTTTTGTCCCCATCCTTATCCACAAGGCAGCCTTCGGCGCCGTGCAAGAGGGTTAACAATGCCTTCATCTGGACAGCTTCGCGACCGGATCACCTTCCAAGCCAGAAGCACCGTAGATGATGGCTATGGCAATGAAGTCTCCGGTCCTTGGACGGATCAGTTCACCGTCGCAGCCCGCGTGACCGCTTCTCCAGGGAGAGAGACAGTCACCGCTCAGCGCTTGCAGGGCGTCAACCCTGTTGATGTTTGGGTGCGCTGGTCCTCTCAGACCGCAGGCATCCGGACCGAATGGCGAGCCGTCGACGCCCGAGACAGCAGCCGCATCTTCGCCATCCTCAGCGTCACGGACCCTGAAGAGTACCGGAGGCAGTTTCGCCTCCTGTCCTGCACCCTTGGAGGAGTGAGTTGAAGGCACAGGGGTTGCCAATTACTCAGCCAAAGTTGGATTGTAATCCTAGGGGCACTGTGTCTTGGTTACTGTCGTTTTTCAGGGGAAGAAAATGGCTGGAACGGCTGCTGACACGAAGCTCGTAATCGAGATCAAGAACAAGCAGCCTGTAGAATTAACCGACCTAACGTTGAGCTTGTTGGTACTGAGTCAACAGTTCCAGAGATATGCGGCTCAACAAGAAGAAGATTACACTAAAGAAGAAAGCAAGCTCTACATTCGTGAAATCAGGCCAGGGAGCATTATCGCAGAACTCGGCTCCTATGTAGCCTCACATCACAAGGAAATCGTTGACGTTTCTCGCTCAGCCATGGCTGTCCTTGGCTTTGCGAAGCAGCTCAAGAAAGACCTGACCGAGTTACAGAATGGCGCTACCCCCTCGCGAGATCTCGCGACCAAGGATCTGAAGGACCTTGGCAAGATCGTTGAGGTGACCGCGAAGGATCCCGGAAGCACGTTCAACATCCATGCTGATAACGGTGCGACCGTGAACGTAACTCTGAATATCAGCTCGCTTGAGGCGAATGCGATTCAGAACAGGGCTGCTAAGGTCATTGAGGCACGCAAGGAGCCCGAACAGACAGTCTTCCACAGAGTGCTCATGTACTGGCACTCCGCGTCGAAGGGGAAGTCACGGAAGGCCAGCGACAAGGCTATAATCGAGCAGGTGACGTCCCGGCCCCTGAGCGTTGTTATCGAGGACGACGAGATCAAACGTCAGATGCTGAGTGGTAAGAACAATCCGTTCCTCATCGGATTCCTGGTCGACGTTGAAGTCATGTATGTCCGTGGGGAGCCGAAGGTCTACAAGATCACAGGGCTTTACGAGACGCTTGAGGAAGATCACCCGGACGACGACGAGTAACTATCGCGGTTCCTCGGAAGGCTCGTTTTAGACGGGCCATTTTTATAGGCGCTCTTCGGAGCGCCTTTTTCTATGGAGAAGGACAATGGCTCAGAAAGTGAAGTTCACCAAGGATTACACCTATCGCATCGACGATCAGCGCCAGGTCGCGTATGTCGGCGGCAAGGACTACCGCATTCCCGAAGCGCACTACGAGGCCGCCAAGGCTGCCGGCGTGATCGAGGACGTGGCCGAGGCCCCGTCTAAGGCCGAGAGCAAGGCCAAGGCCTAAGCCATGGCCGTCGAGGGCGTGGCGCAGCTCCGGGCGAAGCTCCGCGCCTTGCCCGACGCTGCTAAGAATGAGATCCGGGCAGCGCTCGCGCAGAATGCCGAGGAGATTGCGGACTTCGCCCGCCGTCTGGCGCCGGTCGATCAAGGCGACCTGAAGGCTTCGATCGGCTGGACGTTCGGCAAGGCCCCGAAGGGCTCCATGGTCCTGGCTGAGGCGAATTCAGAAGAGGCCGACCTCCGCGTGACCGTCTACGCCGGCAACGAGCGTGCGTTCTATGCTCGATGGGTTGAGTTCGGCACGGTGAAGGTGACCGGTCGCCCCTTCTTCTTCCCCGCCTATCGCGCCGTGCGCCGTCGTGTGCGCAGCCGCCTCACCAGAGCCACCCGCAAGGCGGCCAAGACAATCGCAGGGCAATCATGAGCGGGGATCCTTCTCTCGCCCTTCAGGGCGCTATCGTGGGCGTCCTGAAGGCGCTTGGCACGCCTGCCGGCGCCAACGTCTTCGACCGGGTGCCCGACAGCAACCCGTTCCCGCGCATCACGGTCGGCGGTGGGCAATCCGTCCCGGTCGATGAAGACTGCTACGAGGGCACCGAGAGCACGATCCAGATTGACGCCTGGTCCCGCGAGGTCGGCTATCCGCAGGTCAAGCAGATTGCCTCGGCCATCCGCGCCCGCCTCCACAATGGCGACCTTACCCTTTCCGGTCATACGCTAGAACTCATGAAGATTGAGACGATCGCGTATGAGCGCGACAGCGATGGACTGACGAGCCGCGCTCGCATCCAGCTCCGGGCTCTGACCCAGCCCAAAGACTAACCCTCTCACATCGGAGAACTGTAATGGCTCGTCCAACTACCCTGCGCGGCTCCAAGCTGCTCATCATGATCGGTGACGGTGCCGATCCTGAAGTCTTCGCCGCTCCCTGCGCCCTGAACACGAAGGCCTTCAACCGTTCGGCCTCCACGAACGACTTCAACGTCGCTGATTGTAGCGATCCCGACGCTCCGGTCTGGACGGAAAGAGCCAAGGGCGCCCTGTCTTCCGGCATCACCGGCTCGGGCACGCTCGCTCAGGAGAGCATCACGACCTGGGAAGAGTTCTTCGAGGACGTGGACTCGCGCAACATCCGCGTCGTGATTGACTATGCGGTCGGCCCACGCACCTACGAGGGCAAGTATCATCTCACGACGTTCAACATCACTGGCGACCAAGACGGCCTGATCCAGTACGAGATCGAGCTCACCTCGGATGGCCCGGTTAATGTGGTGACCACTCCGTGAGTTCCGACGCATCGTTCGAACAGGTCTGGGCGGGAGACGAGCGTGTCTTCCGTCTGGGCATTGGCGAGTTGCTCGCCCTGGAAGAGAAGCTCGACTGCGGCTGTGCTGCGGTCCTGAACCGGATCGGCAACGGAGAGTGGCGCATTGCTGATCTGAAAGAGCCCGTCCGCCTCGGCCTGATGGGCGGCGGCACGGACGCCAAACGAGCCAAGACGCTCGTTGAGGAGAACGTCGTTCCTGGCCGGCTGCTCGAGGCGGCTGTCCTAGCGCGGGCGATCCTGCTCAAGGCTCTTGTGGGCGATACCCGCGAGCAAGTGGGAAAAGACGACGCGGCGACGGAAGCGCCGGGGCAGAACGCCTCTCCGCCGCCGCTCTCTATGGAACAGGCGCAGTCGTAGGGTTCACGCCCGCACAAGTCCGCGAGATGACCATCTGGGAGTTCGCTGCCTGCGTGGACGGCTGGAATACCTCGCAAGGGGCTGAAGAACCGATCGAAGCCCCAACGGCTGAAGAATATTACGACCTCGTGGAGTGGCTAGGATCCAATGGCTGAAGCAGTCGATATGCAACGCCTTGTCGTCTCTATGGAGGCGAGGTTCACGACCTTCAACAAGGAGTTGCAGAAGCTTACAGGATCGGTTGAGAAGGAAACCAAGAAGATTGAGGGCCGCTTCAAGGCGGTCAACGACAATCTTGGGGGGCAAGTCTCGAACCTGGCGGCACAGTTTCAGGAAATCGGCGTTCAGCTTGCGAGCGGCACCTCTCCGCTCACCGTCGCCCTCCAGCAGGGCACACAGATCGCCGCTGTCTTGGGTGAGAGCAAAGGTGGCGCCGCCGGCGCGGTGAAATCGCTGGGTGCTGCCTTTGCTTCGGTCGTGAGCCCAATCAGCCTCGCCACCATCGGCATCATCGCCCTCGGTGGTGCCGCTATTCAGTATGTCTCGGGCATGATCAGCGACACCGAGACGCTGGACGACAAGCTTAAAACTCATGCCGACCTGATCAAGCAGATCAAAGATGCCTATGGTGAGGCGGCTGAGGGGCTAGAGGACTACGCCAAGCAGAGCACGGTTGTTCTTGAGGCGCAGACCCGCGCCTCGATCGTGAAGCTTCAGGATGAGCTAGAGAAGCTGGCCCGGGCGACAGCTCGGACGCTCTCCGCTGCCCCATCGGGCCAGATGACCAACATCGGCACGATCGAGGTCGATGCGGACGCCATTGATCAGGTCGAGGCAAAGTACGATGCTTTCGCGTCCGCTATTCGCAGGCTTCAAGAGGAGGCCCAGAACGGAGCCCCGAACATCCGGGCATTTCAGTCGGAGGTGGCCGCTATTGCGAATGCCAACGCCGGCGATGAGAAGATCCAGAAGCTTGCATCCGAAATCTTGGCGCTCTCCAAAGAAGCCTACGATGTCGAGAACGCTCTTGATGCGGCCCGCCGCGCCATCGGTCTGATCGGTGATGTGGCATCGGGCCAAGTGGGCTCCGTCAAGGAACTGAAGGACGCCCTGACCGAACTTTCCAAGATTGCCCTGCCGACCCTGACGGATGCCGACAAGGCGGCCGAGGCCTACAAGAAAGCGATCGACAACGCCCGCACGCCGGGAGAGCGAAACCAAGTCGATGCGGCTTACCTCGCCGCCACTCAGCGCATCAAAGACCGCGAGGCGGAAGAAGCCGCCGAGAAGGCACGCAGGGAAGCCGAGCGGGCTTCCCGCCGCAAGCCCAAGGAAGACGCCTTCGCCCGCGAGATCACTGACATTCAGGAGGCGACCCGGGCGCTGGAACTTGAGTTCGAGATGCTCGGTAAGAGCAACGCGGAGCGCGAAAAGGCCCGCATGATCATGGAGGTTGAGAACAACCTCCGACGCGAGAAGCGCACCCTTACGACGGACGAGCGTGCCCAAGTCGAGCAGCTGGCCGAAACCTACGCCCAGATGAGCGATAAGCTGAAGGCGGTGAACGCCTCGCAGCAAGAGCTTCAGAACCTGGCGAGCTCCACGCTCAAGGGCTTCGTATCGGATCTCATGAACGGCGTGAGCGCGGCTGACGCCCTACAGAACGCCTTGGCTCGCGTCGGCGACCGGCTGATCGACATCGCCATCAGCAACCTCTTCGACCCAAAGGCAGGCGGGGGGCTTGGCGGTCTCTATAGCTCGCTTCTCGGCAGCTTCGGCGGGGCTCGTGCCGCTGGCGGTCCCGTCCAATCCGGCAGGACTTACCTTGTAGGGGAGAACGGGCCTGAGCTTGCCACGTTCGGCAAGAACGGAACGATCATCCCGAACCATGCCCTGCCTCGCGGCGGCTCTAGTGGCGGAATGCAAGTCCAGATCATCAACAACGCCCCGACAAAGGTCGCCACGAAGCAGACGAGCAGCCCGCAAGGCCCGCGCCTAGAGGTGCAGATTGACGAGATGGTCGCCAGTGCCCTGATGAGCGGATCCAAGACCGGAGACGCTCTGAAGGCCATGCAGCGAAACCGCCTGGGAGGCCGCTGATGGCTCGCCCTCTCTGGCCGGCGACAATCCCGCACAAGCCCCTTGCCTCAGACGGTATCGATGAGCCTCACCGCGGGGTTCTCGAAAGCGAGATGGCGGCAGGCAACACTCGCGCCCGCCGCCAGTTCACCTCCGTGATCGGCACCGTGCCTCGCACGATCCCTATGACCACAGCACAATTTCTTCAGTTCAAGGCCTTCGTGCGCGACACGCTCAGCCATGGGGCTGCCGAGTTCGATATGCCAGTCTGGGATTTGGTGAGTTGCCCTGTGAAGCGGGTTCGCTTGCGGGATGGCGGCCGATACACCGCATCTCGGATGGGTTCGAAGGTTCACGTCTCCTTCTCCCTCGACGTTTGGGATCTTTGATCAATGCCGATTTCTGCAACGCAAGCCTGCAGCAACGTGGCGTCAATGCCTTTCCTTCACAGGCGGTGCGAGCTTAAGGGCCTCCCTAGCTTCGCGCTCAATAGCGTCAAGGATCAGCATGATCCTACCCCTAATCTAATCAGTGATTTCCAGATCCTCGCCATACTGAGTTCGAACGTTGCCCCGAAAGCTTGCGAGATTCCAATCTAGCATCGCACGAGTATTGATAATGCCCTCTTCAGGATCGCCGGCTCGTATCTTTACATGCTCAATGAGCAAATGGGTCATCAAGAAGCTCACACCTTGTCCAAGCGCGCGAGCATACAAGAGCATTCGCTCAAGTTCTTCTTCATTAGCCATTACAACTCTACCCTCTGCCCCTGCTAGAGGGTAGCCAGGTAAGGCCGCGCTACAATGGATCTATCAGGTTAATCCTATGCCCATCGGTGCTACCCAAGCTTGGGCCGAGGCCGCCGCCTCCGCGCCCAAGGAAGAAGTCATGCTCATTGCCATTGAGCTGATCCATCCGACCTTTGTCGAGAATGGCGCACCTGCCCCGATCCGGGCTGTCCGCAATACGGTCGATGTCAGCTTCCGGCTGGAGGATGGCGCCCCGGTCGGCGGCGGCACCGTCGTTCCGTTCAAGGCCATTCCCTTCGAGATCGACTATCCCCGCATTGGCCACCTCGGCGCCGAGGCCACCATCCGGCTCGACAACGTGAACCGGGAGGCGTCCCGCTACCTGCATGAAGCAGTGAAGATGAACACGCCCATTCAGGCGATCTTCCGCGGCTATCTGGCGTCAGATCCCAATATGGTCGGGCAGGGCCCCTACAAGCTGATCCTCCGGGCTGTGAAGCGCAAAGGCGGCATTCTGGAAGGGCAACTTGCTATCGCCCGTCCGCAGAACATGCGCGTGATGCGCGAGGTCTACGATATGGTGCGCTTCCCCAGCCTGCTTCAGGTGTCGTGATGGATCGTCTCGCCTTCTATGAGAGCCTGATCGGCAAGCCCTACAAGATCGGGGCGCGTGGTGAGGATGGCTCCTTCGACTGCTACGGCCTCGCCCGGCACATTCAGAACGAGCTTGCCGGCGTCGATATGCCGGATGTCGCCTTTGCCGAGCCCACAACCCGCGCCCAAGCCGAGGCCATGCTCTCGCATCCCGAGCGGCAGGCATGGGAGGAGATCCCCGAAGCCGAGGCGCGGGAGCTTGATCTCGTCCTCATGGGCAATGTCGCCAAGCGGGATTTTCACCTCGGCACCTACATCGTGCCTGTCACGACGGGCGCTGTGATCCACATCGACAAGGCTGCGGGCGTGGTCGTGGACGATCTGCCGGCC